TGTTGAGCTTACTGATACAAGTGAGTCCTTTGGGTTGCCTGCTACTGCTGATCTTATGTTTGCCCTTATTTCTACAGAGGAACTGGAAGAACTGGGACAGATTATGGTGAAACAGTTGAAGAATAGATATAATGATCCCACCATCAACAAGAGGTTCGTAGTTGGGATTGACAGGGCCAAAATGCGCCTGTATGATTGTGAACAATCTGCTCAAGATGATATTCTTGACAGAAACGGAAACAATAGTTATGATGAACCAGAAGAAAAAACATTTAAGACAAAATTTGCGGAGTTGAAATTCTAATGATCTTCAGAAAACATGATAACATTCGTAGAGTGAATGTTGAGAATGGTTTATGTGTCTATGATGGACTCTTTACTGAAAAACTTTTGGATCAGTTCAGAGAGTATCTCATTTTCCATGATGAGCAGGGAACTTCTTTCATTCGTAATAGTCCAGAGATTCAAGATACTGCAATCGATATCAAGAGAAATATTCTGACAGATAGAGAAACTTCAGATATGCCATCTGATGAGTCTTTCTATTCATTCATTGGTCAAGGTAGTCAGTTTGTATCTGAATTTTTTACGGAGTTCTGGGGTCCAGTTTATTCCAAAGAAATTCCTGCTCTGAGAAATCTTGCACCTCATGGTATTCTGAACTACAAGGTTCAAAGAAATAAACCTGGACAGGCCTATAATATTTGGCATGTAGAACACGCTGGTTTGGAATCTAGATCTAGACTTGCTGCCTTTATTCTTTATCTGAATGATGTGGAAGAGGGTGGTGAGACTGAGTTTCAGAATCAAAAGATTCGTGTCGAACCAAAGAAAAATCGACTGATTGTGTTCCCTTCGAACTATACTATGTGTCACAGAGGCCTACCTCCACTTGGTCTCTCTGATGACAAATTTATTCTTACTGGTTGGATTGAATTTACTGGACTTTGATTATGACTAAAAAAATTGATACTGAAAAGTACGTTGAGTTTGTGAATGCCGTTACTTCGAATGAAAGTAAAAACTATTACGATTTCGCCCAACGCATTGCACTCCTCTCGGATCGTGATGACTTTCCTACCGAGCGACTGCTTACTGCTGCTGTAGGTATGTCTGCTGAGGCTGGTGAGTTTACTGAGATCATCAAAAAGATTATCTTCCAAGGTAAACCTGTCAATGAAGATAACCTGTTCCATCTGAAACGTGAACTGGGTGACATTATGTGGTATGTTGCTCAAGCCTGTATGGGTCTCAATATTTCTATTGACGAAGTTATCGCAATGAATGTTGAGAAACTGGCATCACGATATCCTGATGGTGCCTTTGATGTATACTATTCCGAAAATCGTAAACAAGGTGATGTTTGATGGCACTGTCTAAATCTGTTGAAGAGTCTCTGAAAGAGGCTGAACAATCATTGCGTAATGCACTTGCGTTTGCTGCACGTCAGGAAGAACCTTACGTCGGAAAACAAATTGCAGAGATGGTTATGAACATTGATACACTTATCAAAATGGATAAGTTGTTTGATAAAATTGAAAACCGCGAACCAGGTAGTCGTGGTTCCTTTGGTAGTTTCTTTGATGACAACGAATGAAAACTGTAACTGTTAATCTGTCCACCTATCAGGCCGCTGTGGTTCGTCAGGTGTTGTTTGAAGCTCAAAAAGGTTATAGTTTGGGTGATGCATGTCCAGAACGTGTCTTTGAGATTCGTGAGGTGATCACTGATCTGGATGATGCAATCGAAACTGCACTGCAAGACTGATGCTTAGTCTCTGGATCCACCTGAAGGCCTTCTTTATGGTTGTGGTACTGAACTGTGTTCAACCAGTCAACTGGAAGTATTGTTATAGGGTGGACCAGTGGTTGATTCCAGATCTTGTAGAGGGTTATCAACTATGGAAAGGTGAAAAACATCCCTATCAGAACGAAAAGGATTACCTGCAAAATAAATAAGAGGGCTCAGGGCCCTCTTTTTTTATGACCGTTTTATCCAGAAGAACGACAAGTGGGCAACCTGCTTGGAATGTTTATGTTGTAAACAAGTCTGATCGAGCCACAACAGACTATCCCATGAGGGGTACTGCTGTGATGTATAAGACTACAACTCCAACAAAAGGTGAGGACATACTTGCAACTTTGGTCCCTGGTAACCAAGTACGAATCACCAGTACGGCCACTTTCACTGTTAATGTAAGTAGACCTCTTGCACCAAGAGCTCAGAGAATGACTTGTGCAAAGGTTAGATATAATGGAAAGGAAGGATATGTAAACATTGGTGCGATTGGAAAACCAACAACGCAACCAGACGATGTTGAGAGAAGGACGATTGAAGCCTCACAAACAATGTTGAATCAATTGAAAGGTATTGCTAAGGTTGGTAATTCTTTAAAGGCTGGTATTAACATTGAAGTGGAGGGTATTGGATTTTTCACTGACGTAGCCACTGTTGCTAAGGTTACTCCAAGAGTTCATGGTAGAGAAGCCAAGGCTGATATTGTGATGAGAGACGCCAGTGGCAATCCACTGATGTATATCTCTCACAAAAAAGCTGGAGGTGCTGGTGCTTTCCAACAGTATGGTGGTGTGTCTAAGAAGGCTGGAAATAGAACCAACGCAAACTTGATATATGATGATCCAGAAGTTCAACAGTATTTGAATGACTTGTACACCCTTTATGAAGACGCAACGATGGGTGTCAATTCGTATGAAGGAAATCCTTTTGATCGAAGTGGAAGAATAACAACGGGTAGAATCTACAGATTTGTAAACAGTCCAACTTTAATTGCAAGATCTGTATTTGGGCCAGACTATGGTGGCTCTTTTGGTATTGATAATGTACATTTTATTGCACAGGGAGATTTCAGATTCAGACCATATATTGATGAGGAAGGAGACATAAATTTCAAAATGTCTTTCTCCGAAAGATATGAAATCAATGGAGATGTTGAAGACTTTAGTGAAGGTAGATTGGAAAATCCATATAGGGCCGTATTTGTCTCTAGATCTGAGGGTGGAAAGAATACCGAAACACCTAGAGGAACTCTTAGAGGAATCCGAACTGGTATTTTCAACGTCAACTATTTGTCTGGGACCTCCGCGAACATCGATGCCATTTTGGCAAGTGGCCAGTCATTCCGCATGGGACTCTGAAGTCTGGTAAGATACTGGTATGGCCAAGAACACGCACCTAGAACACCTTGAAGACGACATCCTCAACCAGGGGAAACAGGGTGGTTTCAACTCGATTGCATTTCTCAAGGAACTTGGAGAAATGTTAACAAGACCCGAGTCTAACGTGAGGGTTACGACTAAATGGGATGGAGCCCCTGCAATTATTTGTGGGACTGATCCTGTATCGAAACAGTTTTTTGTAGGAACAAAGTCCGTCTTTGCAAAGACTGCACCCAAAGTCATCTACTCTGAGGCTGATGCATCTCGCATCTATGGTGATAGTCAACTCGCACAAAAACTGAAAGACTCTTACAAGTATCTTTCAAAGTTCAAGGACAAGATTCCTGGTGTGTTACAGGGTGATCTGCTCTTTACAGATGACAAAGACACTCGCAGGGTGAACAATGAACAGTGTGTTACGTTTCAACCCAACACTATTGTCTATGCGATACCTGTTTCTAGTAACCTGGGTCAGCGCGCTCTCGACGCAAAACTTGGAATTGTCTTCCATACCACCTACGTTGGTCCCACTCTTGATGATCTGAACGCACAGTTTGGTGCTGATGTTTCTAAACTTCAGAGTGATCCTGAAGTGATGGTATTCAGTTCTGACTTCAAAGATGTCACTGGGTCTGCAAACATGACATCCTTTGAGAAGGATCAGTTCAACAATTTAGTTCGCCGTGCAGAAGGATCTCTGAAACAAGCCAGTGCATTTTTGGATGTACTCGGTGACTACGGACAGAGTAAGTTTCAGATGAACAAGATGTTTAAGATCTTTTTCAACTCTTATATTCGTCAGGGTAGACCAATCACTAATGCACAAGCAGTTGTGCAAGACTACAAGAGATATTATTTCCAAACACTACAGGCAGAGATTGACTCTAAAAAGACACAGGCGACAAAGGATAAATATTTACAAATGCGAACAGACGGACTCAAGTTCCTCCAACAGAACGAACGGGCCGTCTACTTCACAGTTGCTTCATACATGAATTTGATTGAAGCGAAGAACTATGTCATTCGTAAACTTGAAAAGGTCCAAGAGATTGGAACCTTTCTTCGCACAGAGAACGGATACCAAGTCACGGCTCCAGAAGGATTTGTGGCCATCCGTTCAGGGAACGCACTCAAGTTAGTTGATAGACTAGAGTTCTCAAGGGCCAATTTCACTGCAGACAAGAACTGGGACAAACCGTGAGTTTCTTTAAAAA